CATATCCCGTTTTACACGTTTAGGCGTTCTCATACAATATCTCCTACATGACGGCTATCGGAAGGACACCACTAAACAGATTTGAACGGTCTGAATACTTAATAGTCTCACCGTCCGCTGAATAGTTATCCTGTCCTTCCGCACCTATCTTTGAATAGTCATAGAGAGCAATGGACTTGATCTGTGAGTAGTAGTTTTCAGCATCCTTTTCCTTCATTACATCACTGTAATAACTGGGATAATTTCTTGCTGAGACTACCTCACGAATCGCGCTTTTAACCTTAGCTGTAAGAAGTTCCTCGCTGAAACCCTGTTCGTTCTGTAATTCAATTTTAAGATCTTCAACGATTTCAGTTTGTAAACTCTCGTACATACTTAGTCCCCCAATGCTCCAATCAGCATTCTCTTAATCTGACTGCCACTTGTTTCCTCGGCGTCTTCAACATTAAGCTCTTTTGCAAGTTCCTGTAACTCTGCCGTTGACATTCTGTTGATTTCGGTCTTAGAAAGTCCGCTTGCCTTTACCTTTTCTTCAAGGCTTGCTTCCTTAACTTCTTCTATAGGGTTTGTTTCCTTAACCTCTTCAACCTTTTTCTCAACAACAGCGGGGGTAGCCGAAGCCACCCTCGCCTTAACATTTCGTCTTGTCATCATACCCATAAGGACACCTCCTTATGATGTAGGAGTAGCGATCTTAATGAGCTTGTTAGCATCATAAAGATAAGGTGCGAAGATGTTACTGCCCTTGATGTAGTTCATTTCAGCAAGGATGTCGCGGTCAACTTCTACAAGAGTGTTTCTCTTGTGATAGATGCGAAGTGCACCAGGCTTGATGATGTACGCTGAATCTCCAACGGTAGTTTTCTCGAAGTATGTAGGAAGTCCTGCTGTGGTAGGCTCTGCTACTGCGGTGTATACGCCTGCCGCATAGGTGTAGTAGGTCTTGCCAGAAACAACGGAAGTATCAGTGGTCTTGTTGTACTCGTCGTGAGACTTTACTCTGTTAGAAGGTACGATCTGGCATCCGTGTACCATACCAACAGTACCGCGGATGATAATGTCTGCACCAATCTCAGTGTTAGGAATCCACGCCTTTGACTTACGAAGTCTTGCGTAGAAAGCGGGAGTAACAAGGATTGCCTTTGCTCCGTCAATGTCCTCGCCGAACTCGGTAAGTGCATCTGCAATACCCTCAGATGCGTCTGCTGATGCTCCGATAGTTGCGGTCTTGGTTGCTCTGTTGTTTACGTCACGAAGAAGCGCTGAATCAACTCCGCTACCAATAGCGGTAAGAATCTGCTTACTTGCCTCGTTTGCTACGTCTCCAGCACCTGCGAGAATTGCCTCGTCGGAAATCTCAACTGCCTTACCGATCTTAGAAACCTTAACCTTGGTTGTGCTTGTGGTAAGCTGTGAAATAGGAATGTCCTGTCCCTCACCTACTGCAACCGCATCACCGATATAGCCAAATGAAGGAAGAGTAATCTCGTCTCCAGGCTTTCCTACAAGGGTGTTGTCGATAGTTGCGAGGGGTGCAAGTGTGATGTTGTCTACGAGCTTTTTGTCAATAAAATCGGCAAGAACCTCGGGATCAACAAGGTTTGCTAAAAGTGTTGCATTTACGCCTGCTGCCATTTTAAAGTCCTTTCTACCCATATCTTTTGTGGGTTAGCGGCTATCCTCTAAGCGGATAGTCGGTGCATTGTTTATAGAGAAATAAGCCTGTTATATTCGGCTTCGTTCTCACGTTTCAGTTTTGTAAGTTCGGTAGGAGACATCTTATCGAACTGTTCCTTGGTATAGGTCTTTCCATCGCCTGTACCAAAATTTAATTCAGGGCGAGATTTAAGAAAATCGGCTTCATACTCCTTCTTTTTTCTTGCGTCCACCTGAGCCATAATCTTGACTTTGGTATCAAAGTCTCCGTCAGCCTCAGCGATAGCGACACTTGATGCTTCATCAGCCGTCCAGCCCATAGCGAGATAAGACTTTTCAATCTTGTTGATAGTGTTTTCACGCAAAAGCTGTTTAAACTGTTCATCGCGTTGTGCTTCCTGCTCTGCCTTTTCCTCAGATGCTTTTTCTACCTCTGAGAGCGATTCGCGGTACTTCTTTTTGAACTCAGCCGCTTCGGATGATGCCTTGTCCTTTTCTCTTTTGAGCTTGGCAATCTCGGTCATTAAATCCTGAATAGTAGGCTCCTTTTCTTCGGGCTTCTTTTTCTCTTCTGGTTTAGTAACCTTGTCATCCTCGATAGTTTCTGTTACCTTGTTCTGTTCGTCTGCCATATTGAATTTTCCTTTCTGCGCTTTATGTCCGCTTGACAATGTTCTTTTTACCGATTTTCTCTATCGTTTTGCGATTTACGTTTTCTCTAACGGGGTTTATGGCTTTTCCTTGCCATATAAAAAAGCTCAACCTTACGATTGAGCGATTTTTTGCATCAAAAAAGGAAGCCTTGCGACTTCCTTTGATTTCAATGTGCCTCAACAAATAAACTGGGTGGATATAAATAATCTTCGCCAGAATCATCAACGATTCTATACCACCCTTTCTCGATGGATAAGACTTTATATATTTTGTTTTGTGTCAGCTCGGCTGGCTTTGATTCTCCAATATACTTTACCATCATTCCATCCATCTTTTAATCTTAAATCCGATTTTACCCACATCCTTATGCTGGAACCAATGAACTTCGGCATATCTATCTTCACCGTAGTAATCTACATGTCCGAATCCTTTTCCGTGTTGCCAGTATTCAGGATCTACTTTGTTAGTGGCAGATAATGCTTCTTTGACATCCTCATTCATTGGAGTTTTGGTTCCATATCCAGCGAATATTTCTCTATTCTGTATCGTTGTTCCTTCTACAAAATTGAATACTTCACCAGTTGCTTTATCAACGATGTTATAATTTAAAGCAGAAGCACTTAGCGTCTTAAAGATTTCTTCATCTTCTAACTTTATTGTATCACTTAATGTCTTATTTTCAACTACATTATGTGGAACAGGCTTCTTATTCAGATACTTAATACTGCATCTGCAATTTATGGTCTCTCTGGGATTGTCAAAAGCCAATTCATAATCCTTTGGGAACCTCATAAGCGATTCGCCGACAATAAAGTATTCTAAAATACCGATTTCTTTTCCGTCTACATCTCTATGAGACTCTCTTACCTTGTTGTCCTTCTCAGCAATCCACTTCTTTTGCGTATATCCGTCCTTTACAGCCTGTATATACTTCTTATAGTTCAAAGTATCGTTGGCACTGTTTTCGGCGTTGTATAAGGCTCTATCCTCTGATAAAAACCATTCATCCGATAAGTGGCTTAAAGTAGCATCTACAAAGTTTTGAGAGAAGTCCGAAACATAGGTTCTTAAATAATCATCAATGATTACAAAACCCGCTATAACTGACGCCATATCATCTTCAAGCTGTTTCTTTACCGCTTCCGAATCGACGGTGCCATGATCTAAATAGGAATCTATCAGATACATGGCATTTAAAATGGCATCATTTGATCCTTTAGTGTATTGGATTCTCTCTTGAATCTCGGATTCGCTTAAATCCATTTCCCCGAAGTATTCATCAGGTGGTGTCGATTTTAAATTTAGTTCATCAAGAGTTCTTATCGCCATTTGTATTCATTCCGTCGATTAAAGGGCTATTACCAATTTGGTTAATCGGATCATCGGAAGCGTTATTCTCTTCCTCTTTATCGCCAAAGGTATTTCTCTGGTACTCTTCGATTGTATCTTTACTGTCAGCCCAAACCTGAGCAACATCATCAAAGAAGTTAACCGATTTAAGCGCATGAAGCCCGTGAACGCCGTGACTAAGGAGATTGCTAAGAGCAGTTGTCTTAACAGTCATTTCATAAGTCTTTTGCCTTGTAATGTTAGGCTTAACGTCCATGAAACGAAGTTTTAACAAGGGGCTGTCCGATTGTAGCTTAGGATGTTTCTTAATAGCCTTTAATACCACCTTAACTTCTTCCATCTTAGAGGCTTCTGTTAATAGCTGTTGCTTATTAGCTACCTGATCTGCACCACTCCATCCAGTCGCATCGTTCATTGCAATACCCGTAGAACCGCCTGAATCGTCATTACGGCAAGGGGTGTAACATCTTTGAAGTATTAAAGCCCTACTGGTTAAGTAGGTATTGTTAAGTCCGCTATAGTCATAAGCAGAGCCTAAAGGCTTGATAAACGGTGTTTTACCATTCTTAGTAGTCTCGGTTACTACCCATTCGTTAGACTGGGGTTTCTTTACCTTGTCGGTAGGATTACCGTCTTTATCTAACTCCTTGGGAAAAGCAACGTCGTTAGCGTGCCAGATCTGCTGAGTTTCCTGGTCAACATCGTTTCCAATGTCCGAAAGCATGAGGTTTAAACGGTTCATTTCGGGAATTTCACGCTCAAACACGCCCATTCTGTCCTTAGAACGCTCGTATTCGATAATGGGTATCATCCCTAAAGGATTAATTTCACCACTTCTCTGAGTATGTCCCCACTCTTTCTTAATTTCTTTACCATTTGTAATCTCAGCGCATGTGATTTCAAAACGTCTATCATTAGAAAAAGCGGTATAGTGCTCAACACCATTGTCATCGGTTCTCATTGATACACCTAGCATTGTTCTCTTGTCGGCATATCTTGATGATTTAACAACAAAAGCATTTCTGGGATCAAGAACCTCGTACTGAAAATATGATTCGCCTTCCTCCACGTCTGCGTTAGTCTTAACATCTACATAGACATAGGCAATTCCGCAGATTTCAACGAATCTACCAAGTTCAACTTGTTTTGCACCTGAGTTTTCAGAAGCGTAAAGCTCATTAAGTAGCGCAATGGCTTTGGTTTCCTCAGAATTACCGCTGTCCTTAGTACCACGCTGAACAAAAGTAATAGTATTGCCCCAGTGATAACCCTCTTTAAACTCGGCTATCTCATTGGCGATATTATCTACAGTCTTTACGTCAATATCGGTTCTGACCTTTTTCTCTCTGATAAGCGGTTGATTGCCTTCCTCAAAATCAAGAAGTTTATTGCAATCACTCACATTAGCCAGAAAAGACGCTCTCGCATTTTCTATAATCTGTATTACATTGTCGCTATTAACTTCCTCTACATCGGTTTTGAGGATTCTACGTCCATTTAACATACTTTTACACCGCGTCGTTAAGAATTACTGTGATTTTGTCTGCACCAGTCAATTTAAACTGTCTGACGGTTCTTGCTTCTATAGCGTCATCTAAAGCAGTAGTACCTGAATAGAACTTAATTATCTCTTCACCGTTAATATTTTTGACTGTAATTAAAACCTCACCCTCAAGTGCTGTAAGAAAATTTGCCAGCGCCATACCATACTCCTTTCTCCGTAATCAAAAAGAGCGTCGCAAACATCGCAACGCTCTCCCTGTTAGTACGGAGGTACAAAAATGAGACCAAAACATCTAACTTAATCTACTCTACGCTATCATTATAAAGTGGAAAATAATTAAAAAATTCCACCTTTTACCCCTTCTTCTGGTCTAAGAGGTAAAAGAAATATTGCCTACGATTATAAAAAGCCGTCTTGCTAAGTGGCATCCCCTTCTTGGTGATAAGATAAATAGCAGGCGCTTCATAACACGCCGATTCAATAATGAACTCCCAAAATTCGGGATCTGCTTCTTTGGCTGTATTCTCAATAAGTGAAACTTTTGAGGACAGCTCGGAAATCTTAAAGGCCATGTTCTCGGTTGGACTGGATATGTTGTTGGTTATGCTTTTAGGCTCTGCTGAATAAGAAATACCCTTGATAAAGGAATAGTCATTTATTTCTTTTTTCCACTAAGGGTATTGCTCGCAGAAGCCACATAGTTCCTTGTAGCGCTTGTTGCTGATCTTAAATTCTTTCAAATAGCGTCCCTTAAACATGTCCTACCTCCCGTTGCTTTATCTCAATTAACTCTCTCAAACGTTCATCGGTGCAAAGCGCATCCTCTGGCTTCTTACCTTCATAAACAACCTTCCCTTCTTCATTCGAGATTGTCATTCTCTCCCCAAATATCTGTATCGCCCATTTCTTGTGAACTATCCTCATAAAATAACCTCGCTATAAACTCTCCTATGCCCTCAATGTTGTTCTTTTTTATGTACTCCCTCAGCTTTTTATCATTCCGTCGCCGTTTCCTGCTCACCCAGTACGGATGATTCTTATGGACTTCCAAATATTTGCACTGCTTCTCTAAGCACTTGTGGCACCTAACCAGCTTTATTGATAACCTCCCTTTGTGCATCGGATTATGACAATACGCTATTGTGTTTTCCTCGTTTGGTTGTCCCCTTAAAAACGCCATATTTACCCCTAAAATAGACTTGAAATGATTTGTGCTACTTCTACTCCGCTTCCATCCTCAGCAAAGGCTATTGCGCCTGCTAATGAGTCTGCCGCGTCATCGTGGTCGCGTTTTTTCATGTTCATCGTGAACGAAAATAGATTCTGCATAAACTTCCGATACTGGCCATCCCTTTTCTCAGGAACAAGAAAATACAGTTCTCTAATTGACTGCGCACTCTCCCAAATCCTTTGTTCCTTACGCTTAGTAACAGGCGCCCAGTCGGAAGTTATGTTACAACGTATCTTGTAGTTCTTATCTTCGGACAGGATTCGTACAATATCGTCCTTGTAGCCTTCACCGCCTTGGTTTGACTCGAAATGAGCAATTCTTAGCTGGTGCTTCTTGATCTTGCCAACTACTTGTGGCTGGGTAACATGTTTTTCTGAATTGTCAAAGACCACATCGGGTACATACCCTCTTAATGTGCCGTCTGGCTGTTCGTAATAATAAATAATCGGGAATGATAAGAAGTCTCCACCGCCTAACGCTACGTCGCAATGCGCTATCTTCTTAATCGGTTCGCCTTCGGGTAACTCAGTAAAGTAGTTCATAGAATCAGGCTTAAATACCGCACCGTCTCTTGCGATAGGATCTTGCTGATACTGAGCAAACCAACCAGCCATATCGTCGTTTAACTCGTGCTTAGACCGTATTCTGCGGTAATGGTCAGTCGAAAAACCGACTCCAAAGTCATAATCGAAGTTACTCTCGTCAGTATCAGGATCTAAGGCGGGTATTTTTATGACCTCAACCCTTAATTCGCCTTTATTAAGTTCCAAAAACTCATAATAGTTCGAGAAAATGTCCTTAACGTCCCAAATAGTTCCCATCAAGAGGATTTTGCACTTCTCTTTTGCTCTCGATAGCACGTTGTTGTCAAAAATCTCTTGCTTTCTCTTAAGAACCTCTTTTGACAT